ATCGGCACATCATCGCTGCCTGTTCCGCCCATTCGCGCATACGTGACCGCTTTGCGCAACGTCCAGTTCGGCGGCACTCCCGGTGGTCCATAGATGTGCACCACGGTTGCAGTTCCTACCGTCTGGCTTACTTCGTTCACCAGCGACGGTTGCGCCATCAGGTACGCATAGACCAGTTCGGCGGTGTCAATAATTCGGTCCACGATTCGGGTCTCGCTCCATTGCCGCGCGGCGCAACGCATGCAACCGTTGCTGTTCGCGCCAGATCTGCTGACGCAGCCAGTACAGGTCGTTGTTGAACTTGTTGATCGGCAAATTGCTGGGACCGTCAATGGCAGCACGGCGTTCGATGCTTGCCTTCTTGCGTCGTTTTGCCGCCAGATCGATAGCTTCGCGAACCATGGTTTTCGCCCTGGTCGGAATATCCTTCGTGGCTTCAGCAATGGCCGGTCCCAAAAAAGGATAGCGCGTGAAATATCCGCGCTCGGTCTGATACACCTTGTGTCCGTCAATCTCGCCGACCAGACTTTGAAATACTGGGATAAAACCAAATTCGAGCCATACCCCGGTCGGCAGCGGTCCACGACCGTCGCCGTAGTCAATGGGATCGACCACCAGCGTGCCACCTGCCATGCCGGTGGCCACCCGCAACTTGCCACTGGCGGTGCGATCAATCCGAATGGCCGCTTGCAATTTGCCGGTGTCTTCCCAGGTAAAGTTGTGGTCTTCCCGATGCGGATGCGGACCCGGCCCGACTCCGACCGCGACGTTCTGTTTGGCGAGCGTTTCGGCGGTGTGCAACACCTGTTCCGCAAATTCCACCGCTGCTCGATAACTGGCCGCGGCAAGGTCCGAACCACGCCAATCTAGCGTCACAACGGCTTTGAGTTGCAGATCTGCCGGTTGTGCCATTATCCCACCCGTTTGAGCCGGATCTGGGCGTGATGCCCTTCGCCGGCGGCGTCAATCACTTCTTCGATATCGAACGGTCCTGGATCGATCAGCGTGCCGATCACGGCACGCCGCACATTGGCAATCTGGAAGCGGGTCGGCCCAAACTGCCAGGTCATGCCGTCCGGAAGCGTGTTCCAGGCGAGGTACAGCAGATGGGTAGCCACAATGGTGCCAACCTGCCCGCTTCCGCTCATCTCCGGCGCACTGAGGCTACGCAACCGGCAACGCACCTGCGCGGCAACCGTCTGCGGCTCAAACGCGGTCAGCGATTGATGACCATAGGTGGCCGACGACGCTGGAGCTGGGAGAAACCGTTGGATGTCGCAGGTATGGATCAGCAGGGTCAAAAAGGTCGAACGAACCATAGGATGCTAGCTCGCATCGGTGCCAATCACCCCGATGTCACGCCGGCGCAATCCATCGAGCAACAACGCCACTTCAAGCGGCGGTCGCAACGCGATCCCGCCACTCATATCAGGTTGCGCGGTCACGGATTCTTTGTAGGCAACACTGAAGTCGCCAAGCGTTTTGCTGACCACACCCACGTCGGCTGCTTGCGCGTGCAGTTGTGTTACCCATACCCGCGCAGCCTGGCGGACGAGTTCTTGCGCGATCGGTGTCTGGTAGCCCCATACCCCGGTGACGCGAATCCCCGGCTGGTCCCGCATTTGCATAAATCGTTCGCTCCCTCTGAGTCGAATCCATCGGTATGGCGGTCCTGCCGATGGAAGGAGCACTGCTTGCGCAATGGGAATGCTGCGGTCATCGCCGTTGACCATGTCGGTCAGGCTGTGCAAATCGTCATCCAGCCAGAGTGTGTCCCCCCAGTATGGGCGGTGATAGACCCGTGTTTCGGTCCGCAAATCAAAACGCCGCCGGCAATACGAATCAATGGCCCGACTCACCGCAACCACAAGGACGGCAAGTCGGGCGTCGTGACTGGTATCCTCGGCTGGAATGCCGAGGTATGTTTTGATGTCGTTGCTGCTCACGTAGGCAGTCATATCCGAACGTTAGCGAAGTGGGGCGCGCGATCGGCGCGCCGTGGGCGACGGGGATGGTTCGTCAGCCGGTGGCGTATCTGCGCTTTCCGTGGATACTACGGGTTCCTCGGCCAGAACGTCGACCGCCGGCGTGGTTGCCGGATGATCCTCGACCGGCTCGACAAATCCGCGCGTGAGCATATCTTGCGCGTAACTGCCACCGGCAATCGTAATGATGTCGCCGGCGCGCGCTTCCGGTAGCGCGCGCCATGTGGGATCGAGGTAAATGGACGCAAATCGCACCCGCACGGTGACCGCCTCAGCCATACGTCACCTCTTACCCGTCCACATACACCAGTTCAGCGGCGTTCTGGGTCACCGGATAGATAGTGGTGCGCCACCCGATGAACAGAATGGCGCCATTGGTGTTCTCGCCGCCGGTGGCAGCAACGTTGACCGCCACAAACCGGAAGTTGTTGTTGATGTCCAGTCGGCGGGTTTCGACTTCAACCCCGGCCCACTTGTTGTCGTTGGTCCCGGCCAGAACGGTCGGAGTGAGCGCAGCGCCCGGCACATTCTTGCTGTTTGCGCCGGCAGCCGTGGTTGCCTGTACCACCTGCATGCTTACCGCGGTATCGTCGGTCGTGCCCACCATGCGCAGGAAGGCGAACCGTTCATACTGGCTCACATCGATGTAGGTGGTGGGCACGATCCTATCAACGACAGCCCCTGGCGGCTCGACCAGCACAAACACAACATTCTCGAAGATTCGACGCATAGCTGACCTCTAGCTCGTCGCAATTCTCACGGCAACCATTCGCCACGGTTCAAGCAGTTGACCACCCACCCGCCGGCGCATCACGTAGCATACCAGGTTCTGGCGCGCCGTTGCGCTATCCACATAGCGTTCGACGGTCATGCCGACCCGGTCCACAATCTGGTATGCCCCCAGGTCGCCAAACACGATGGGATAGGCACCGTTCGCCACGTCCGCAAAACCTTCCTGTTCCAGCACGTCATACCCGAGAAGCTGGCGCTGTGGCCCGGCATCGCCACCCTCGATGTTATAGTTGCGCCAGTAGTATTCGCCACTTTGCGGATTTTTGAGCTGGTGTAACCGCAGCACGGTGCGCCGGTTCATATACCATGCGGCGTTGTTGCGATACTGGAGCGGAATAGCGTAGGGCACGGCAAGCAACTGATCCCAGGTGAAGAAGGGCGCATTGGCCGCGCCACTGGCCACTTCGACCAGGTTGAGGCTATTCACGCGCCCGGGCAGGATGCCGAGGGGCTTGCCTACACCGTTGCCGAACAGGAACTGGTCATCTTCATCGAACGCCGCGGCTTCGGCGAACTTGATGGTGAGCCAGTCTTCTAGCGGGAAGGCGGCGTCCTCAAGCAAGTTGCGGCTCAAGAACGCTTCCACCATCGAGGTGTGCACGGACACCGCTGCCATCCCGAAGCTCAGATATTGTGCTTCGAGTGACGACGGAGTTTCATCCACCCAGCGCGTCCGCATCGGGCTGGTATAGCGGTCGGTGGTATCACCACCGGTATCCACCATGCGCGGCATTTCGATCCGGTCGCGACTGGTTGTCACCACGCTGGCCCGTCCGCGCACTACCGTAATGCCGCGCAACCGCTCGATGATGCGCGACTGCATATCGACCGGCACAATGTACCCGCCCAGGGTGTCTGCCGCTTCTACCATGGTCGTCTTGAAGGTGCTGACCGAATCGACCCCCTGGCGCAGTGCAGTCTTGATGGTATCCGGGGTGAAAATGATCGTCTTGAGGAGCGCGCGGTCTTCGCCGGCAATGGCCAGGTCCCCATGCCGCAGATAACGATTAAACAGCGCCTTTTGCTTCCAGTATTGCCCCGCGTAGGTTGGACCGTGCAGATCGACGAGGATCTGTTCGATCTCTTGCTCCGGTGTACCGAGCCGGTTAATGTACGCCGCGCGGATCAGGGGCGATTCTGCCGGCGGTGGGGGGTCCGCTTGCGGCAATTCGGCGCCTTCCTGCGTGCCAGGCAACGGCGGTCGTTGCGGCTGAAGCGCAGCATAGGACGACCGCAGCGACGCTACGCGCGACAGTTCGTCCATGTGTGACTTCAACGACTCGGCGCGTTGGCGCTGCTGTTGCGCTTCTTCCAGATTGCCGGCGTTGATAGCCGCTTCAGCGGCTTGCAACGCTTCGGCGAATTGCGTGTGCAATGCACCTGTCATAAATGTCCTCACAAGGTCAATGCAAGCAACCGAATCCGTTCCCGTTCCAACGCCAGCGCCTGATGTGACGCTTCCTTCGCGTCCGACTCATCAGGCTTTATCGCTGGAAGCGACAATCCCAATGCATCATAGTAGGTTTTCAAGACCTGCACCGGCACTTCGCGGCGCATGCGCGGCTCCGCCGGTGTTGGCGTCAAACTCACTTCTGCAATGGCCCAGCGACGAATTTCACCGTTCGTTCCCACCTCGCGCACCCCTGGAAGCGTGCCGGTGCTGGTGCCGAGTTTTTTCTGGTCCGCTAATTGGAGGATAGCTTCTGCATACGCATTCGCCATGTTCAACTGGCTTTCGACCCACAACCCGATCGGGTCGGTGCGCATCGTATCCACAATTCCCACCACGGTTGAACGCATCGTGGCATCCAGACCGTGGTGGTACAACAACGGCAGTTTGCCGATGGCCTTGAAAATCGCGTCCAGATCCGCCGTCTGCGGCGTAAAATATTCCCCATACAAATCACGCCGGTTCGGGTCACCCCATACCACCGCATAATGTCCTAATCGCCCCGGGCCGAGGGTCTTGATGAAGGATTCCGGAGGATCTGTCGGCGAAGCAGTCAATGGGTCCGTCGGGGGAGCGGTCGGTGGGTCCGTCGGGGGATTGGCCGGGGATACCACCGACCGCTCCCCGGACGAATCCGCCAGAGCCGCGGTCATAGCATCGGCAGGAATGCTGCGGATTGGCTCAGCAATGCCGTTGGTGGCAATCTGCGCCATGTCGGGATCGCGCGCATCAGAATCGATCGCATCGGCAAGGCCAAGCTCGTGCAGCAATGCAATCGATTCCTGCAAGTGGCGCAAAACGGCTTGCAATCGCTCCACGTCGGCAGCGGAATTGCGCCGTCCGATTTTGGCAAGATACGTGACAAGCGAATCGGTGGTCATCCTTGCATCCTGCTGACGCATCGAACATCGTCATACCGCGCGCAACGGATACGGTTGCGCGCATGAGCATCAGGCACGCCGTCTTTGATTGCGACCTCGCAGGCGCCGGGTCTGGGCCGCTTTCCGCGCGGCGGCGAACCGGTCGCGCATCTTTCGGAGCTGCTGTTGTCCACGTCGGAGAATGCCCTGTCCACCCCGAGCGCCGCTTTCAAGGGTGTTGCGACCGCTCCGAATGGCCTCGGCGCCTTCGGTCAACACGCCGCGAATATCACCGCGTCGCGCGTTCTCGAACATCTGTTGCAAGTCTTGCTGGAACTGACGCGCATCGCCGCGCACCGTGCCACCCAGCACCCCACGGCGCACGCGACCGGCGGCTTCGCCAATTTCGCGACCGGCTTCGCGGAAGCGACCGCGTCGCAGCGCCGATCCTGCCTGGCGCACATCTCGTCCTGCCTGGCGAAGTTCGCTACGCAACCGACCGCCGCGATTGCGGCCGCGACGCCGGCGTTGTCCTGTTGCCATACCACGTGTCTCCTTTGCTACATCATGTGCTGTGGACGCGATCCACCACCGCGCATCCGTCGCGTTTGCGCTGCTTTGCGCGCCGCTTCTGACCGATTGCGCGCGCGACGCGCGCGTTGCGCTGCCTGCCATTCCTGATATCGCCGTCTCAAACGCGGCAGTTCGGCTTGCACCCGCTCGCGCATCGCATCGAACGCCTGACGACTCACCCTGGCGGCACTCCCGGCCGTATTGCGACCACTGTGACTGGCTTCGCCGATTTCCTCGATCATGCCGCGCACATCACCACGCAGCAAGTGGCCGCCGATCTGTCGAATGTCCTGTCCCAGTTGACGGCTATCACCACGAAAACTGCCACCGAACACGCCGCGTCGTACCCGACCGGCGGCTTCGCCGAGTTCCCGACCGGCTTCGCGCAAGCGACCGCGTCGCAACGCGCGCCCCGCCTGACGCACATCCCGACGCGCTTGACGCAATTCGCGTCGCAATCGGCGTGTTTCTGATGCCATCCTCAAACTCCTTCTGCTCAGGGTATGTGGCGTGATCGTCTCATGGTTCAATGCGCGACGCGGTTGCGCTCTCGAATGCTATACCATCCCCTGTGGACGGCCCATGGTCCCGCGCGCGCGGCGGGTTTGCGCCGCTCGGCGCGCCGCGGCGCGCCGATCAACGGGGCGGCGCACGCCACTCCCACCGATGACACTGCGTTGCACTCGAACCAGACGGCCATTGCGCATCACCTGATACGTGGATCGCTGCACGCGGGGTCGCGATCCGAATACCCCGCGACGCACCGCGCCCACCGCGCCGGCGAATGCTGTGCCCGCCTGTCGGAATTGCCGCTTGCGAATCATGGCCGCAGCATTGCGCACCTGCTGCATGGCCTGTCGAAACTGACGGCGTCGGGGTGATGTGCGTCGAGGAGCCATAAATGATCGTGTCCAATCGTTCATTAAAACCAATGCCCCGCACCGATAGGGGTTCGGTGCGGGGCGCGACGCCGCAGCGGTCAAATCGAATCGCGTTATTTTTCAGTACCATACCATAGCATGGATGTTCTGTCAATCATGATCGTGCCATGATGGGATGCTATGGGGTAATCGTTATTTTTTTGCTTGCTCCTTCGGTCCCCAATGCACTTTGCGACTGCATGCCGCGCAAAACATGACCGTCACACGACACACATAGACCGATCCAAGATACAGACTTGTGTCGCTGTAGCGACCGATAATTCGTCCACAGTGAGGACAGACCAGATCACGGACCGGCAACGCATGAACGGCAATATCCGGTCGTTGCGATGTGGGTGAATCGGACATACCGGATCGTCACCCTTTCGTGAGATCAATCATCCCATTCGATGGTCGTGATCGGATGGCTTGCTCATTGACAAAGTGTTCGCCGGACATGCTGCCAATCATATCGCCGGGCGTCGCAACGTCGGGCATGCTATTACCCGGTTCGTCCATCCCCATCATGTCCGGCGGCGGCTCGTCCATCCCCATCATGTCCGGCGGCGGCTCGTCCATCTTGAACGTGGCCGAATTGATCGCCAGATGCACGCGGATAGGCATATTCAAGAGCAATTCCAGCACGTCATCGGCATACTCGGCATCTTTGAGACCGCGCTTGCGGCGAATAGCGTTGATATGATCCAGCGCATCGTAGGCCGAAATCCGCGGCAATCCGCGCCGTTCGCGCGCCTCGTTCGGTGTCATATCCTGCGTGTAGATGCTATACTCTTGTAGTTCCAGCGACCGATCCTGCGGCACAATAGATGGGGCCTCAATGACGATATCAGGACCATAATAGGGCGCGACATCGGCAGTAAACTTGGCCGCAATCTGATTCAAGAACGGTTGCACCCGGTTGCGGGTAAATGCAATTTCCGTAGCCAGCCGACTATCGCTCGACATCCCTTCCGACAGCATGCCAATGGGGATACCATAGATTTGATAGATCTCGTCGCGGGTGAGTCGGCGCGCTTCGTTGATCTGCAATTCGCTCATCGTTTGCGCAATGGTCTGCACGCTCATATCGCCGGCGCGAATGATAGCGCTTCGACGGCCTTCGCCGAATTGCGCGCGAATCTGTTCCCTGGCCGTCTCGAAATCAATGGGGTTCGTTTCCGCCGGCAACGAGATGATCGCGGTCGGGATGGCGTTGTCGCGTCCGAAGAATCCCTCCACATACTGCTTTTGCCCCCGGTCCACCCGAATGGGGGTAAGGGCGGCGGTCAGCGGACTGAGACCGCGCCAGTAGTCGAACGGATTGGGCAACTTGATATGCACGACATTTTCGCCGGGCAAGCGATAGGTTTTGGTATTGATCCGGTACTCGAAATCAATGCACAATCCGCCGGTCAGCCGGCTGCGCCGCAGCGTTTCCGGCAACGGTCGCACCATCGAGGCCGGCAATGGCCAGATCTCTTCCGGCTCGCCCACGCCGGGAGCAAGGGTGGAGATGAACAGATAGGCGTTGCCAGCTAAATGCGTCCAGAACGTTGTGTAGGCCATAATATCCTCAAACGTCATGATGCTATTGGGACGTTCGAGGATCAACTCGAAGGGATGATTGACCACATCTTGCAACCGTTCTTCCCTGGCTTGCCGGCGCTTGACCCGAAACCGCGCTTCCTTGCTCGATACCCGATGGGCAATCAACGAAATGGCGCAATAAATCCATGAACACGTCATGGCCAACCGGATGATCTCGTCCACGTCCATGGTATCGTGGCGATACCGATCACGTTCGGCCAGATCGAACAGCGCGCTCGTCAAGACAGGTCGTCCACCGCGTGGCGCTTTGACCCCGAAGGCATACCGATACGCGCTCGCAAGGTACTCAAGAATGGCGCCTAACCGATTGGGAGCTGGCATCGTTGTCCTGCACGGCATTGAAGTCATCGAACCGGATCACGTCAACAGCATAGTAGTGCCGTTCATTGGGGATGGCGGGTCGAAAATCGGGATAGAGCGCATGCACCACCAGTTCTTCGGTGAGGTAGCGGATGGGCACATAGCGACGCGCCCACGCCGGCAGGCTGTAGTGCTTGATGGCGTCCCACCAGGTTGCCGGCATGCGCCAGCGTCGGCGACCAACTTCTTCTCCCCAGATCGAGCCGGTGACGATCATTCGCACCTGATCGCTGAGACGCGGCCCCACCTCCTGGTCGAACACTTCTACGTCTACATCGAACAGATCTCTGGCCAGTGCGACTTGCACACCATACCGCAGGGCATACAGATTCCGTTCGGATGGGTTGCTCATCGTGATCCTCGTGCCTTTCGTTTACGGCCTCTAACTGCCAACCGCGCCATGGTCGCCGATCCATGCGTGCGGCGACCGATCCAGGCGGCCAGCGCTGCTGGATTGCTTGCGCCCCGCGCCGCAAGGGATCGTTTCAGCGATTCAAACCGTTTTCCGCTTCCCAGCCGTGGTTTGCGTTTGCGGGCCATGGGGAGGTCCTTCCGCCGCATTCCCATCGCGCACGCGCTTCGCCTGCGTGCGTCGCGATGTGGCATGCTTATCGAGGTGATGCACACCGGCGGCAACCAGTGCCGCATTCATCCCTTCAAGGACGTGCTGCGCGATCCCGGCATTGGTGATCAACGTATCGGATGCTATCCCGATCAGCAAAGCAATGCTGATACCGGTGGCGAATGCGCTGAGAATATACACCCAACTTTGCGCGCGCGGGAACGATACCTTGACAAGCGACACAATCGCAATGGTCGGAGTGGCAAGAGCGCTGACGTCCAGGATCGAGTCGTTCATAGGAACCCTACGCACAACTTGAAGGGCGATTCGTCCGGCATCATAGCCAGCATGACCGCATCACCCGCGTCCGGTGAACGACCCAGCCGGCGACGCAAGTCGTCTTTGGCTTCCACTTTGATGCGTCCACCCGACGTGACGGTCCATCGGGGAGCAACGAGATCCGCGGTAAGCATATCGTCCGGTGGCAAGGCGATCAATCCGTCTTCAAGCACTTCGCGCAGATGCCAGTATAACCAGTCGCGCAACGTCGCGAACGTCAGTTCATTGGTTTTATCGCGCATGCGGGTGGCAACGCCCACATTGATCGGTCGCAACGGAATGCGGTACGCTTGTGGCGCAAACGTTCGTTCGCGATGCAACTGACGCAACCGGTCCACCACCCCCGCGCCGACCCCGATCGGGTCAATATGCACCACCACGTCCTGTTCGGCGCAGGCTTGCACAATGCGGTCGGTCGTCACCATCAAATCGCGGTCGGTATAGGTTCGCACCTCACGGATGTGATCGCCATGCCGGAACGCGAATGCGGACTTGTCCAGTCGGCCGGGGTCGACTCCGAGGTGGGTCAACGGGCCCCAAACCCGCTCAACGGCTTCGACAACCGGAACCCCCTCGGCAATCAACGCGCGTTCCTGTCCGGCCAGGTCGTTCCAGCGTTGATTGGCCGCTTCGATCCAGGAGAGCTTGATGAGCGTGTCGGCTTCGTCTTCGGCGAAATCACCCAGCACGCGCCGCCGATACATGACACTCTGTTCGCCCCAGGCTTTTTTTCGTTGCTCCGCCCACTCTGCCGACATGCGACCGGCGGCGATACACTCGTCTTTGGTGACATGGATGGTGCGCCAGTCTTCATACCCCGGCTTGCGCATCTGGATATCGTAGAAGCGCCCCACACTATCGCCGGGGGTGGACAGTGCTAACGCATACGCCTGACCGCTGGACAATGCGCCTTCGGCGGCATCCCAGATGGCCGGATCAATCGTTTTCGCCTCGTCAAAGACGTACAGGATGGCTTCTGCGTGCGCGCCTTCGATTTTGGCTTCGTCGGTGGACGATAGCGCGAAGGCGAAACGGTTGGGGTTGAAAATGAGTTTGGTGGCAAGCAGTTCTTTGCCGGGACGAACGGTAAGGTTGAGCCGGGACCAATCGGCACGCAACGCCCATTTATGCACTTCGGGCCAGAGGAATTCGGTCAATTGCCGCCAGGCGCTGGCCGTGGTCGGGATTTTGCATTCCTGGTGGACGGCAATGAACCACAGAATGCACATGGCAGCGACCGCCGTTTTGCCCATCCCGTGGGGACCGCGTACACACGCTCGTCGGTGCTTTGCCAGCGCGGTGATAATCTCTCGCTGGTACGGCGCAAGATGGCTGACCCGCAGCACTTCGTGCACAAACGCAATCGGGTCGAGGTGGTAGCGAATGCGTTCGTGGTCGGGATGGATCAGCAATCGGTCGAGTTCGGCGCGTTCCTCGTCGGTCAGCAACCCGATAAACTTGAGCGCGCGTTCTCGTTTTTCAGGGGAAAGGTTCGACAGCATTACCCGTCGTCGTCCTCATCGTCCAGGTCGGCATGGTCATCTGCGTCGAGATCGCCATCAATGACGTTCTCGTCGTCGTTCTCGTCGTCGTTTTCTTCGATGCCTGCAAGTCGGGCGCGTTCATGCGCAGCAGCCAGCAAATCGGCCACGCGGCGGGCACGCTCTTCTTCGGTCAGCACTAGCACGTTGGTGGTTTGATTCGTCTGCATGACCACCGGATTGGTCAATCCGTGCAGTTCGGCAATGGCGCGGTTGATCTGGATCATCGTTTTGATGGCGGCAAGATTGCCGTTGCGAATTTGCGCTTGAATGGCCGTCAACGCAGTTTCGTAGCGCAATGTCAACAAGGTGCGCAACGATTCGGAACGTTCCGATTCGCGTTGCCGCATGAGCATCAGGATTGTTCTGCCGTCTTTGCGAATGGTGCGCGACGTGGTGCGAAGATCCTCCCACCCTTCCCGTTCGCATTTGCGGTTCCAGAGTTCGGTAATCTGTGGATACCGAAATCCCGCGAGCCGCATGTCCAGAACAAACTGGCGTCGAAGCGCAACCCGAAACTTGCTTCCCGGCTTGCTATAACTATCTTTGTCAATCGGTTCGGTCATACACGATCGTCTGGTGGCTATCCACGCTTGTGATCGCTATGCTACCACAAGTGTTCAACAAAAACAACACATGTTTGCAAGATCAAACAGAGTGTGCTATACTATGACAAGATTAATAATCTTGCAAAGGAGTAGACCATCATGGCACACCAATCGCCGCGTCTTCGCACCATCACGGGACTGGTCTTTCCTGATACGCATGTGCGGCATATCCTGGAGGGAACCAAAACGGCGACTCGCCGGCTGGTCCGTCCCCAACCCGTCTGGCATGAGCGCATCCGGCAGTGGCTGTGGAATCCCTTTGGGGACCATGGACCGTTGCAGTACCTGTGTGTTTGGGATACCGATGCGCTTCCCGACCCCTACGCGCTGCGCTATTGTCCCTACGGGCAGCCGGGAATGACGCTCGTCATTCGCGAAACGTTTCAGGCGCGCCGGCGGGACACCCTTGCCTACTGGACGGACCATCACCCCCATGATCGGGCAACCGTGCCCAAAACCGCCTGGGATGTGCGCTATCGCGCGACCGACCCGGCATGGGAGCATCAACCCGGCTGGCAATCCAATCGGTTCATGCCGTATCACTTTGCGCGGCTCACGGTGCGCATCACCGGCCTTGCCATGCAGCGACTACAGGCGATGACCGAACATGACGCATGGGCCGAGGGCGTTATGGCCGGGGATGATCCACGAAATGCCGTGGATCGCTATGCCGAGATCTGGAACCGGTTGCATCACATACCGGGAACGACCTGGGATGACAATCCCTGGGTGTGGGCCATTACCTTTACACGAGTACCAGACGAACGGAGGGATGATGAATCGGCAGACGAAATCGAGCGGATCGGGTCAGATCAGCCGGGGAATTGAGTGGTGTGACTACACCTGGAATGTGATTGCCGGATGTCAGCACCGTTGTCGCTGGACCATGCCGGATGGACGTGTGGCGGTGTGCTACGCCGAAACGGTCGCGAACGGCGTGGCACGCGCCGCCTATCCGCATGGGTTCGAATACCACTACGTCTATCCCCATCGCCTCAACGAACCGTTGCGCATCCGGCAGCCGGCAAAGATTTTTGCCGATAGCATGAGCGATCTGTTCGGTCGCGTGGTGCCGGATACCGACATTGAGGCCGTGCTCGAGGTGATGGGTCGGGCGTCCTGGCATACGTTCCAGACCCTGACCAAAAACGCCCCGCGTCTTTTGCGCTATCGCGGACGTTTTCCGCCCAACCTCTGGGTGGGCGTGTCATCACCACCGGACAGCATGTTCGGACACGCGCTGAGTCGCGATCAGCAAGCACGCATGCTGCGCCGATCGCTCGCTGTGCTCCGCGATCTGGATGCCCCGGTGCGCTGGATGTCGTTCGAGCCGCTAAGCTGGGATGTAGCCGATATTGTCGCCGAGTTCCCCGGCGCGTTGCAATGGGCCGTCATTGGCGCCGCGACCAACGGACCAACGGTGTACCTTCCCGAATCGATGCACCTTGAACGCTTGCTTGCCGTGCTGGACGCGCAGCGTGTGCCGGTCTTCTTCAAGGGCAACCTGGTCGGACACCCCCTTGCGCACCCATGGCGCGAACACTTTCCCGATGACCTATCATCGCCAGAACCGTCGGTCCATCAGCAATCGTTGTCGGAGTATTTGCTATACTGACAACGCAGGGGATTCGGCGCGACGCTCCGGCGCGAGCGCGTCAGCAGAAAGCATGCGTCCATGCAATGGATCGATTGTCGCGATCAAACCGAG